GCCCTTCTTGTTGTCTGCAATTTCTAAGGTGTGATAGACCCTGTAACCGTAGATGTAACCGTCAGCAGTTGGGTTGTTCTCTGGCTCAACGATCTTAGGCATTGCGTGTTTCACGATTGCTAAAGGAGCGCTAACGGGACAAATTATCCAGTTAAGACTCATAGCATTAGCGTGAGGAGCAAAGCCACCAGCGTTATTAGAACCTGTAGCAAAGGTAAAGAGGCTCTTCATCCTTGCAGAAGGAACTGGGACGAGTTGAACACCGTCAATGCTCAACACCTTTGTTTTGATGTCGCCTGTTTGCACTTCGGTTTCGGTCAACATGCGGGTAAATTCGCTTGAAGACTCTAGTGTGCCTAGAACCAATGCGTTAACAAAAGCAACCATTGGCACTCCACCTGTAACGTCCCCAACTTCGGTTAAGTGTTTTTTAAACTCTGTGAAGATGGTGGACTTGTCGGGAGTGTAAGCGTGAGTTTGGTAAACCTCGTTGATAAGGCCAAAGATTTTGCTGTAACGATAAGCATCAATTTCTGGGATAACTTTTTCGGTCATAAATCGCTCGGCTAAAGCACCAGCAGTTAATACAAAGCCTGTCTCGTCCATATCCATCACATCGATGGGGAAGATGCGCCCTCGGTCTTTGTCGAACGTCTTGGTTTGCCAAGAAAATTCGTACTCACCGTCTGTGTACCCTTGATTGCGGGTGTAGTCGCCTAATCCGTCTACGTCCAAGTTGGGTATCTTGAACTCTTTTCCGCCCTCATACTGCACTTGTGAAGCGTTAGCCTCCATAATTGCAGAAGTGAGTCCAGCTATTAATTTTTTATCCAGCGCTTGCTGAAATTTTGCTTTTGTTTGAACTGTAATTGCCATCTTGGCTACTCCTTAGTTGGGAGTCCTAATGCACCTGCAAAGGCACTAGCAAGAGAGTCTGTCCCTCCGCCTCCGCCTTTTTCACCACCAAATTTAGGTTTAGCGGGTGGTGCGCCCTCCCCTTCTACTTCGAATAAAAACGCTTTATCCTTTTGTAGCGCTTCTATCTGTTCTTTAAGACCGCCTGCTACAGCGTTATCTTCGCTCCAAGCAATCTTAGACTGGTCGATGTGTGGAAGGACACTCTTAATGTCCCTCGCCTTCGCTCCAGCTATGGCACTTTCTAGCGCATAAGTTCGCTTTGTAGCAGTAAGTTGTGCTTTGTACTCCTCTTCGGTTTTTTCGAGCTTCTTGTTCAACTCTTCAATTTGTATCTTCTGCTCTTCTGTAAGAGTTCCAGCTTTTTCAAAGTCCTTGATTTTGCTCTCGTACTCTGTAAGCTTGGCTTTAGCACTCTTTTCTGCTTCAATTTTTTCATTAAACACCGCTTTAGGCACGTGTGTTTCCCCCAAAGCCTTGTTTAGCTTCTCCTCGACTTGTTCATCGGTCAAGTCTTTTTCTTTGTACTCGGTAAGCAAGTCCTTAATTGCTTTACTCAATGCCATAATAGCCTCCTGCATTTTATATTCCGATGCCTCGGTTGTGGAGTAGCCTCTTTATGCTGTGGCCAACAGCTTTATGTAAGTTTATCACCTTCAAAACAAATTAGCAACTCATTAGAGCTTGCCATTGTCCTTGGATGTAAGCTTCAACCCTTCTCATTAAAAGAACTTTTACTTTATCGCCCTCTATTTTGAAATCTCTAACTAGATGAAACTTGCCCACCCTTAAGCTGGCAATGTCGTCAAGCTCTGTAGATCTATCTTTAAACTCAATAGTGTTGCCACCATTTTTGATAGCAAGCCTAAGCTCTTCAAACATCTCTAAAGTGGAGTCGCTTAAAGTGTCGCTATAATTCCAATCAATCAATCTTCTTAGTTCTTCTCTGGTCATGACTGTATCTGCTCCCTAGCTCTTTGTCTTGTTAATCCTGTGGAGTCAACAAACTCTCTCATTCTTCCTTGCCAAGAAGATACATACCCTTTGGCAGTTTCAGCGCCTTGATAGTCCTTAGCTGCTTCACATGCTTGGGCCTGTCTTTTGTATTTACGGATATTGCGCTCGATGTAGCGTTGCTCTTGGGTCTGCTCGTAAACTTCCTTGGTGTCGCCAATGTCTTTTTGTCTTTTAGTCCCCTCAACATAAGGGTAAAAAGTGTGCCGACAGTTAACACCAGCTAAACCGTCTGCTTCTCCATAACCTGTGGCTATAGCCAACAACTCGTAGCCATCTGTTTTGCCATTAAGAGAATAGACCTTACCTTGCCAAACTGCATGCTCTGGCCGAGAGCCGTCATGGGCAGTAACTTCAACGAGATCTATATCTCCTTCTTCGCATCTTTCAATTGTCATTTGTGTGGAGGCTTGCGTCACGCTCGTTGTAACTGCCCGCCTAACTGCAACCTCCAAGCTTTGGCGGGTAACCCTACCACTACTTGAAACATAAGTGGCCACTAAGCCCTCTGAACCCATCTTCCTAACAGCTTGAGCGACTGATTGCTCTAAAGATGTTCCACCAGTAAGGGTCTTGATGTAGGCAGTATTAACTGAGCTTACCCAAGCGTTCATAGAAGCCTCTATAGCTTGGCTGTTGGATAGGTTAATTCCTCTTCGAGCGTTCATAATCGCATAACTGGTCAGCCTCTCAAATACTTCTCTTGAACCGCTTCCGATAATTGCTAAGTCTGCTTTGTCAGCTAAAGACATGGCTTTGATGATGGCTTCTTCAATTTTAGGTGAAGAGTCTTTGGTGAGTGTTTTTAGCCTAGACTCCAAAGAGCCTCGAACACTACCCATCTGGCTAAGTTTGTCTAGCCTCCAATCGTTAATGTTTAGATCATAACCTGTGGCTAACTTACGAGATAAAGAGGCAATCAAATCTGCCTCTATCTCTCCGTATATTCTTAGGATTTCTTCTTCTAGTCCATGTATGCGTGAACTGCTTAACATTTACTACGCTCCAAAGAAGTCGATTGCAACGGGTGTTTCCTCTTTTATCCTCTCAATCTCTTTTAAAGCTTCGGCTTCACTCATGCCCCTATATTCCATAAGGTAGCTCACTTTCGAACGTAAGCCGACTGTGACCTCGTTCTGCGCATTACTTCTGTCTGCCTGTTCATCTGTTAGAACCGAGTCGCCAAAGTCAATAGAAAGCTCTAGGTTGTCCACTAGCGCATCTTTAGCATCGTAAAGGTTTTGGATAACTCTAATGGCATCTAAATACTCATAGATAAATGGCTCTATCATCTTGCTTTGAATATCAACCAGAGTGCCATAGGTTTGTTGCTGTCTAGCTGTAACTTCTGTAGCTGTGATTGCTTGCATGCTCTGGTCGTAAATGTAAGCACCAGCATCTAAGTGGCAAGCCATACAAGCGATTGCTAGGTGTGTTTTGATTGCAGCGTTAAGTTCATCAACTCTAAGAACTGGGCTAAATGGTTCTAAGAGATCATTAGCTGTAGTGGAAGATAACTTCCTGTAAAGCTTCTTCTCTAACTGGGTCATCTTATCGTCGCCTGTATTTGGGTCAACCATAATCATTGAGTCGTCTACAAAAACTGTCCTCTCCCCGCTTTCTATTTCCCAACACAAGGCCCTATAAGCCTTCTCTAACTCTTCTATCGCCTTCATTGCATCCCTGTAAATTGAAGAGCCAAGGGGACTGTTTAAAACCTTGTTGTTGGCCCAAGGAGTTTTCATGTAAACAAAAGGTGGGGTTGGAGTATTCTCAATATCAACATCTGGGTCGATTGTTGCCCACATCGGAACTTCTGTTAAACTCACTTCGTTGCCTAGTCCACCACCAACACTTTTAAACAACTTAGTCTTAATGTTCCAACCGTTTTCAATGGGCTGGATACTTTCAAGTTTCAAGTAAGTGTTCTTTTTTGCAATGTGCTGGTCGATTAAAACAACCCCTGTTAGTTTATCACCATCCCAAGCCGATGGGATAATCATGTCTGCGGTGTACCAGCCAACCCTTACTTTTTCTTTAACTGTATCGTACCAAGGCCGAGCGACAACTCCACCAAGGGCCAAAGCGTACTCTAACTGTCCTCTTAAATTCGGCTCTAAAAGGGTGTCGATAACGTTCTGCGCATCCTTGTCTTCGGTGCTACCCGATATGGCTCTAATTTCAAGCTCGCCTAAAGCCTTTTTAGCCAAGTCCCAACACACAACAGCGGGGAAGGCTAATCCTCCACCATTTTGATAAACTGCAAGCCACTCTTCTATGAGAGAGTTTTGTGCTTCATCTTTTGCCTGCAAGTTGAATTTTCTAAAGACATCGTCTTTAATTGGTAGTAAGTTCATAAACCACCCCTTTACTTTTTCAAACAGCGTCATGTGCGCCCCCCTGCTATGAGGATACCATACCTTTTTTCGTATCGGCGAATAAACGTATAACAACCATATCTTAGCGCATCTGGGCCATGATCCGCAACCTGTGTTGGAAACTCATCTCCAGTTCTTAGGGCTTTCTTTTCATCCCAAACATAACCACCCATCTCTTCTATTAATCCTGTGCAATCTCTACTGATTGCAAGTTTGCCTAAATGAAAGAGCGAGGCAGTATACCCTATCCCTGATATCACCTCATTAGAAGCTAAGATTGCTCTATAGCGCTTACTCTTTTTAACAACTGCGATAAATGAGCTGGCCGATGGGTCAATGATTATATCTCTAACGGGAAGACCACCAACAAACTTCACTAAATGCTCGTAGTACTCCGCATCGGTGAACTGCACTTCGGTCTCTCGGCCACTATGTCGCCACTCTTTGATAACTTCCCACCTAAGCTCTTTAGTGTTCCAGCCAAAGAGAAGATAAACCATTGCGTTTTGAATACCATAATCAACCGACACAAACAGCTCACCGTAGTTTTTGTAGTCTTGGAAGTCAAAGACTAAATCATCTCTACTTGCGAACTCTGGATAGACAAGCCCTTCGGCAGCGCACCACTCTCCAAGGATATA